GCGCGGAAACCGGCTCGGCGGTAACGGGCGCAAACCCGGCGGCGCGGAGTGCCCCTAGCCCTTCGGAGCTAAAATCATCGGGGACGGTAATCACGCCATCGGTCGCGGCGAAATAAGCGCCGCCGACATCAATGCCGGACACGTCGCCGGGTGCGGTCAGTTTCATCGTATTTTCTCCGGTAAAAGGCGCGCGCGGCACTTCCGGACCGCGCGCGCCAGTCATAACCCTCGGGGGAAGGGTTAGCCGTTACCAATATTCGAGATGATCCCCATGCTGAACGGCGCGAAGTGCTGAAGCACGCCATCGGCATAGACGCCGTATTCATACTTACGGCTACGGATCGGCCACTCGATCTGGTAGTAGTCGCGGCGCATATTCATCTGGCAAACGTTTGGCACGTTCGCCATCGGATACGGCAGCATATCGCTATACATGAACACCGTTCCGGCGGGCAGGTTCGGGTGAACCACAACCGGGATCAGGTCGCCCGTCACCTTGTTCATGTAGTTTCCGAGACGGCGGCCGGCGGTGATCGGGTTCGAACTGTTCACCGGATCGGTAATCGCGAGCAGGGGCGAACCCTGTCCCGAGATGACCTTGCGGGCGATGTTCACCAGTTCCTGCGACGATACAAAGATGCGCGTCGGCGACAGACGATATTTGTTGTAGAACTGGAGGAACGCATTTTCGAACTCGACGATGCCACCGGCATTGTCGGGCGTCAGCGGAGTGCCGACCCCTGCCGCGCCCGCCGCCTGCGTGGCGATGTAGGCGTTGGAACCCGGCTTGTACGCCTGCGTAAGCAAGCCGTCGAAGTCGAGCGACGAGGTTGAGTTGTCAGACCCGGCGAGCGATGAGACGGCCTGCGCCCCGGCGGGGGAAGCCGCCTTGACGACGTAGGAGTTGATCGAGGTGACGCCGTTGAGCGTCTCCGAACCAACCGCGCCGACGAACCACGCATAGCCGACCGCGCCGTTGACGACGCCCGCCAAAGCCACCGAAACCGAACTCGTCGAGCCGGTCAGGACAGCCGTCGCGCTTGCCGACTGCTGCGCCGAGCCGCCGCCGAACACGTCGGTCGAACCATCGGTGTTGACCTTGGTGATCTGACCCGGAACCTTCGAAGTCGCGGCGTTGAACATGCCGCCGGTCGAGCCGTTGTTAACGCCAACCACGTCGAGATAAGCCTGAAGGCTAAGTGCGACGCAGATGACCGACAACGTACCAGCGGCGAGCGTGCCGCCGGTGCCCGCCCCGGTGAGCGTCGGCGTCGGGGTGACGCCAAGGCTCTGCGAGGTGTTGCCGCCGAGGATCAGGCGCTCTTCCTGCACAAGCATTGCCATTAGCAACTGGCGAACGGCCAGCGCCTTCAGGTCAACGAACTCCTTGGCGGCAAAATCGGCCTCATACAGAACCGAGTTCTCAAGCCCGTAGCCGCGATACGCCGCGAAGTTCTCCTGCAACGTGTGGGTGATCGCCGAACCGCGATTACCCTGCGAAACGCCCGCGCGCATGTTGGAGGCGTTCATGTCGACGATCGCCTTCCAGTTTGCCTGCGTCGCGTACCCGGCGGTGAGGCGCGGGATCATGTTACGCAGCGGCGTCATGACCGGCGTGAACTCAAGGATCGACGGATAGAGGTTGTACTGCTGGATGCCGGTCGTGGGCGTCGACGGCGAGACGAACGTCTTCTCGATGTCAACTGGCTCCGACTGGGCGATCTTGATCAGCGCAAGGGTGTTGTCGGTGACGCTCATGGCGTGGTCCTTTCTGGACATAAAAAAACCGCCGGTAAGGGCGGTCGTTTTCGCGTTGGCGGCGCTGGATTGCGCCGAATGGGGTTGAGGGTTGGGGTTAGCCGCCGATTTTGGCGGCGTGGATTGCCTTGATCATGCTGGCGATAGGGTCGGGTTTGCCGTCGAAGCCGATCACCTTGGCGACCTCGACAGATTCGGTTGCGATGACATCGGTGCCCTTGCCGAATGCCTTCAAGATCGCGCGTCCGTTGGCCGGAGCCGCCTTTAGCGCGTCAAGTTCGGTGGCGAGCGTTGCCGCCTTGGCGATAGCTTCGTCGCGCTCGGCGGTCAGCGCCTCGACCTTGGCGATGGCTTCGTCGCCGGCCACCTTGGCAAGATCGCCGTCGCTTGCCGCCTTGTCGGAGGCGCAATTAGCGCCGAGCGCACACGCCCCGTCGTGCATCGACTGGATCGTGTGCTTATCGGTTGCGCTGTTACGCGCCCCGGCCTTTTCGAGGTCGTCCGGCGCGGCGGCGAGTTCGATGGCCGCTTCCGGCGCGTCAGGAGCGTTCACGGGCGCGTCCTCGACCTTGGCGGCGTCATCGTCCAGGGCGACTACCGCAACCGCTTCAGCGGGGGGATTTTCGGCCTCTACGGCGGCTTTCGCCAGCGCGACCAACTGCTCGGGCGTCAAGATGCCATCGTTGACCATCTTTGCCAGTTCCTCAACCGCCGTCAGCTCGGCTTCGGCCTTGAACATCGTAAATACGGCGTCTGGGTTGGCGGGGCGATCGACTAGTGACACCTCGATCAGCTTGAGGCCGGTGATGGTCGTCTTAACGATGTCATCGCGCGACGTGATGCGCCCGCCAATGCTGAAGCCTTTGTAGACATTCGTCTGGCACTTCTTAACCGCGACGGGATCGACGACGTGCGCGCCGAACCATGTCCGCCCATCTTCCTGAACCTCGGCTTCAATCGCGGTTCCGGCGGCACTCTTGCCGTGCATCTCGCGAACCGCGCCGAACTTGAGGTAATCGGGCAGCGCGGCCTTCATCGCGTCGGCAGTGATGATTTCGCCATCGCTGTCTTCGGTCGGCGCGGAGGCGTAACCCCACACCTTGATGGTGCCATCATCCTGCACCTCGGTCTTTTCGATCGGGGCGTAAAGGCGTGCGTTGTTCATAGCCATCGGGCAATATCCCTTATTAAGCCGACAGGACCGCGTGCCAGAACGTTGGCCCCGCGCTGCTGAAGTTGGCGGTCTTGCCTGCTGGCAATGCGAAAGCGGCGTTGGCGGACGCGCCGTTGATCGAATCTCCGGTGTTCGGGAACACGTTCATGCTGTTCGCGCTTGCATTGGTGACGGTAACCTGCATTCCGCCTTGTGCGGCGGGCAAGGTCGCGGCATCGCCCGAAGTCGCAACCGTCGTGTAGCGGTTAACAACCGTCGTGACCGGCGTTGCGGGGGATTGTCCGCCGCCCGCCTTGGCGACCAAGTTATTGGCGAACGAAACGGTCGGGAACGACCCGGCGTAGCCCGTGCCGATGCCGTTGGAATCCCACAGCCCGGCAGCGGCGCAAGCGTAAATGCACACGCTCGACTGCATCTGCGTAACGCCGAGGGCGGACGACACGGCGTCGATCGTGTCGGTGCCGGAACCGTAGACCTGAAGCGGGTTGCCGCCGCGATTGACGACAACCAGATCGAGGCCGGGGACGGCAGACGGCAGCGTCACGCCCGCGCCCGCGCCGACATTGGTGACGCGGTTGATGTCGGCAACGAGTAGGGTGGCCGTGCCCTGCGTGGTTCCGGCGGCGGCAATGCCGTTAGCCGACAGGACTGTGTTGAGCGCCCCGGCAAAGCCGACGCCGCCGTCATAGTACCACGCGCCCGCGACCGGGCATTCGAACGCCTCGCAGGCAAATGGCGGGATCGACGCGCCGACGCCCGCGCCCAGACCGTTGATCTGGTCGTTGCCCGCCGGGTAAACCGTGATTGGGTTCGCCGTGTTGTTGATGATGCAAATGTCGAGGCCAGCGCCGGACGCAGGCAGCGTCACGCCGTCGCCGAGAACCGTTCCGGTCGCGGGGGCGGTCGACGTGTCGACGCGGTTGACTTCCTTCGTCAGTGCGGTTGCACCCGCCTGCGTCCGCGTCGTCCCGGCAACAATGCCGATGGCCGCGCTTTCGTACAGCAACCCGGTCAGGGTTTCGCTGCCGAAGGTGGGGCTGACCCCTTGCAGGCTGTAGCCAGCGGCCAGCAACGCCGGGGCGGCGCGCGTGTCGACGCTGACGTTGCCGAACGCATCGGTGGCGAAATTGCCAAACGCCGTTGCGATTATCGACGCCACGGCGGTCGGGGCGAGAAGTGTTACGTTAGGCATTTATGAATCCTCTTCGGTATCGGGCATGTCATCGATCAGCACAGCGTCGAGGCCACATCGGCAGGACGGGTGCAAAGGCGGGTCGCCATCGTCAAATTGTTCGTCCAGCCCGACGATCTCGCCGTCGAGTTCCTGGCAGATGTCGCAACAGTCGGGCGCGGCGGACCATTGCTTGCCGCCGACGACACCCGACGCTTTCCACCCGGCAACCGAACCTTCGGTCTGGGCGCGGGCGGTTTCGGTGCGGGCGATGTTTATGGCGCGGTCGGCGCTAAATGCGTGGTCATCCTTTAGTTCGGCGGCGAGACGCTGGTTCGACCAGCCTTCCTGCACCGCCGTCGTTGCCGTGTTGCGGATCATGTCGCGCGTTGCTTCGTCGATCCGCCACACCGCGTTAGGGTTCGGCACAAGGTCGCCGTCGACCCACTTCATGCCGACCATCTCGGCAGCGCGGTCGGCGGCGGCTTCGGTTGCGTCCGCCGTCATCGCCAGCTTTATCTCGGCGTCAAACAACCCCAATTCATCAAGCGCGTCACCGCCCGCGTCGACCGCAATCGCCACCATGCCGGGCCGCAACACCTTTGCCAGCGGCGACCAGTCGAGCGGTAAGTCCTCAACCGCCCTGAACGCGCCGGGGTCATCCTCGGCCATCTTCGCCAGCCCTAGCGCCTTGCCAAGCTGTGCCGCGACGATCTTTGCCTGCTTGGCGAGAAACGTCGTTAGTACGGTGCCGAGCGCGTCAGCCGATGCGTCGAAACGTTCTTTTTTTTTACAGCTTTCGCCATTTTCTCGGGCGGCACTTTAGGCGGCGGCGCGTTCGGGCCTACGGCGGGGATGACCGGCGTGGGCGTTGGCTTCAATTCTTCCTTTTGTGCGGCGGTCAACGGGTCGCGGCCAAGATCAGCGCGGGCTTCGTCCGGGGTGATGACGCCTTCCGCGACGTAAATCTGCGCGATCTGCGCCTGCACCAGCGGGTCAATCGACTCCTCTTCCTCCCAGCGCCATTCGAGGTCGGGCAAGCCCATGCGCTCAAGCAGGCGGTCCATCGTCGCCTTGACCCACAGCATGAGCGGGGCAAGCCCCTCCTCTAGCGCCTGCTGGTGTGCGGTTTCGGCGGTCGCGCGATTGACCGACCTGATAAACGGCGTCGGGGCGATGCTGAACGCAAAGCACACGATCCGCGCCAGCCATTCGTCGAACTCGTCTTTGAGGGCGGCGGCTTTCGTGTCGAACGGCGTCATTCCGCCGGGGATGAACTTAGCCGTTTTTTTCGATTGCCCCGACATGAGGCCGTCGAACCATTCCTGCATGATCTTGATCTGGTCGGCGTTCCATTCGGGGGGCACGCCAATGAGCAGGTCGGGCGTGTTGCCCTCGGTGTAGAAGCTCAACGTGTTAGCTTCGCGGCGTAGCGCGATATTGATTGTCAACAGGATTTGTTCGACCGCCGAAAACCCGTAAAGGCGCGACACGCGGAGATTGCGCGGGCGATAGAGCAGGTCCTCGCATGAGTAATCGACGGCGGGCAGACCCTTGAGAATCTGCTGATACGCGGGTTGTGGTGCCTGCGGTGTGCGTCCGTAGCCGTCGATCAGGCGGGTGATCGTCGAGCCGTCCACTAGGTCAAAGCCATAAAGTCCGCCGCCGACATTAGGGCGCGGGTAAATCGCCGCCGCGTCGATAACGAGCATCTCCTCAAGCAGCATCCGCAACCAGTCGTGCCAGTCATGTTCTTGGTCGGGACGGCGAAAGAACTCCTCGGCCTTGGCGCAACGGGCGTCGGGCTCGGCTTCTTCGTCGCGCGGGGAAACCCGCCATTGCAGCCGTGCCATCTGATCCTTGCGGGTTTCGATGACGACGCGAAGGATCGGCAGCGCGTCGGCCAAGCCGCGCAACTGCTCGAACGTGACGCCCTCGGTAGCGCGCGGGCGAAGCTGAAGGTTCTGGCCGACCTGATAATCGAACGCGCGCCCACGGGTTTCATCCGAGGGCTTGTCCGCCACCGCCGGGATAGGCTGCGATGGCCCCATCCATGGCTCGCCGGTTAAGACGTAGCGCAACGCTCCCGTAACGCGCGCCACAAGGCTTGTCGAAACCGGAGCGCCGAGGCTGGCGGCGTGGGTCAAGGGTTGCGCCTTAGCCATTTAGCGCCTCCCTTTTCATGCGGTCGATTTCGGATTGCGCAAACTCAAGCAGGCCCGACCCGTTGCGGACGCCTTCAAGGCCGTACCGCGCCGCGTCGATCATGTGATTATTCTTGTCTTCGAGGACGGGCGTTACGGTGCCGGTCAGCGGGTCGATCTTGAACGAATACAACGTAAGCTCATCGATGACGTGCTGGCAGCGCGGGTGAACCACGATGTCATACGACTTGAGGAACTGAACGCCTTCCTCGACACTGCCCGCGCCCTTGCGCGCCGCTTGTATGTTGAAGTTCTTCCGTCGCAGGTAGCTTATCGTCTCGGGCCGCGCGCTATCCGCCGTGATCAACCATTTGCGCGAGCCTTCAACCGTGTCGAATAGCGCGGGCGTATCGTCGATCTCGCATCCGACCGCGTAAGCCTCGCGATCAATATAGATCGTCCGGCCTACGATATACATGCGAACCAGCGTCGTCGGGTCAACCGAAAACCCCCAGTCCGCGCCGAAGTAGAACCGCGCATCGGCGGGCGTCTCAAATGCCTCGACGGTCCAATTCTTGAACACGCGCGCTTCGGAGTTGCGCTGATATTCGCCCTTCCAAATGAAAGCGTGCTTATCGGGGTCGCGGCGTAAATCCCACT